CCTTTGACAAACTGTCGATATCGACGACCACCGGATCCAGTTAGAGACCCTATAGAATCTTTCAGATTCTGGGTAGCTTCATACATCTCTTTCATTTGGCCAGAATATTCTGCACCGGTTTTAAGTAAGAAGCTGTAAACAGCTTTCATGGTTATTAAATCATAAAAGGCTTTAAGCGGTTTAATAATTCCTTCGTAACCTTGCTTTAGCGTCGCGATCATCTTTGAAAGAATCCCGGCCTGCTTGCCTCCTTCTTTCATTGATTTGTTCATTTTGTTTTGACTTTTGGCACTCCGCTCGAGCTGCGCGGTTAAGTCTTTTTGTGAACCGGACTGTTTTCTTGTTCCTTTGTCCCGATCACGTAATTGACGATTGGTCTGATCGGCAATTTTGCTTTGCTCAGATTCACTAACATTACCTTCGGACAAGATTTCAGCTCGTCGACGAAGTAATTCGTTATATCTTTCTTCTAATTCTAATTGACTTTCATCCATAGCAAAGAATACTCCTGTTTATATAAGTATTCAAGATATAAAAATTACAAAAGCCAATCTTTAGTTGTTTTTAACGTATATGCTTTAGCTAGCTCTTTTTTTCTTTCAACCAAAATATTTACTTCTTTAAGAGTAATGTCTTTTTGGTTAAGTGCCTCATATAGGTCTCGGCTAGCAATTAACACATCTAAATAAGCCTCAATTTGATTTTTTGGTCCTTCTACTTTTACGTTTTCTCTTCGTCCTGTTATGAACAGTACCGATTCCTTTATCAAGCTCTTTTTCATCTGATACCTCCGGAATATCTCTATGATAATTATGTGGCTTTTCCCACTTTTGCCCTTTTAATTCCTTTTCTTCCCAAGCTGCGTTTTTTTCCCATACTACATGGTATCTGTGTTCGAGAGAATCGGTTACTGATACTGCTGATTCACGACGGATTACTTTAACAATTGTTCCAAATCTAATCTTCCGATCATTCTGTAAGAGAAAGTAGCAACAATCTCCAACCTTGGTTTCAAGTGTATTAATCATTTTTGCCTTTGCTTGTGAGCATTTAATATTTTTCCTCGAATCCAATTGTATACAACTGATTGTCGATAACCCTTAAGCGATACAGAAGGAGACTTATTTTCGCTGGACAAGATTTCAAGCAAATCTAGTTCACGAGCAGCTTTACGCCAAATCTTACGAAATTTTCTTCTGGTTTTTTTATCAGGCGCCGTCAGAATACCAGATCCGGGATAATAAGGAACAATCCCCATTTGAAGATATTGCAAAACAATTAAACTATGTAAATCAGATTCTTTCATGATGCGCCTAAGTTGGTTACTCAGAAAAAGCCTGGGCCTTCTTCTTTTCACCTACAGTACCGTGTTAGTAAATTTAAACGATAATTCATTTAAATTCCCAGGATGTATATTTAAATTTTCAACTACGTAAATCTCCTAGTTCTGTGTGGGCCGTCAGGCCGCATCTTGTTTTGCATTGCTCGGGTTTGTGGGTCACCAGCCTTTGATTGTCCATTAGACTTTTTAATTTCTTTTCCAAGCCTTTCTAAATACCAATTCCTTTTCCAAATAGGTAAATTATATGCTTCGACATAGGTCATTCCTAAATAATATATTAATAAAAATATTGGCTCTAAGTATACCTCTTTATCATTCGGCGTCAGGCCAAAAAAAGTTGGCGCCTATAGGTAGGCGCACCTCACTTTCTTCAAAACAGAAAGAACACCTCATATGGGCTTTCATTTCAATACCTGGTTCATTTTTGTCCATATAACCCCGAAGTCCCAATGAGTCTCGGGCTGGCATGTTCTGGCAAAATTTTTGAATTTTTACCTTGTCGTCAATTTCATCAATTGATAATACCTGATACTGAAAGCGCCTTGTAACTAAGTTACGCGACTCAATCCCTTTCTTTTTTAATCTCTCTTCTGTGGTCGACATTTCTTTTTCTTCGTGGCCTGTTAAATATTTAAACCTAACTTTCTTTTTTGTTAAAGGCAATTCGAATTCAAAACAATTTGACCCTAGAGCAACGGGCGCATCTTGGAGGTTTTTGATTGGCAGCTGAGTTAAGTCGAATTTTTGTTTTGAGCGCTCACCGCAAGATGGACAATCGACCTCAACCCCATAGTCAGCGCCATAGCCGGTAATCCTTAAAGCAGTCATTAATGCATTTCGATCGCCAGCAATCATATCTGCAGGATTAATTCTTTTATCAATTAAACAAGATTTAATTAATTCATTAATAACCGATTTTTGCTTAATGTAAGCTCGATTTGTAAGGATATCTTCTTCACGAGCAGTCATGGCTCTAATTTCAACAGTCTCCTTACAATGCAATGGATGACCATCAGCATATATGACTCCCTTTGAAGGAATTGGTACAAGCTCAGTTGGGATTGTTAATCCAAAATCGTCTTTTAACACATCATGAGTTGGACCTTGCCATCCAGAGCCGACTTTACCGTCATCTTCTTGGCCTTGAAAAACATCGTTTCCTTTTCGTTTGCTCATTTTTTCTCCTAGAATTGCGCAATGGGGCTTAATGTATATAAATACTGAAAAATCTAATTTCCCCGAATACTAATGTATAGGAAAATTAGATCTTTGTATATATTAAAAAGAAAATATATTTTCAGTATTGGAGGACGCAGTTATCAAACTTGATTCCAAGAGAGATTTCTAGCATCGTGGGCTCGCCATAAGCTAATTCTCCAAAACCAACTGAAGTTAAAATGCATCCTTTAAGATCCCATAATTCGATAACCGTTCCGATTGGATCAACAAGCTTAAGCTGAGCATCTCTTTTGTAAAAGTCAGCATAGCCAGCTCGACCTGAAACAGATTCGTAGTGGGTACGTGCCCACTCCATTACCTGTTGTGCGCCGGATGGTGCGATTGGATCATGAAGGTTAACAGTAAGGTCTCCAAACGTGGACCTACCTGCAACATGTCTTTGGGAATTCATATAATCCAAAGTGAGAGGGGTAATCGTTATCGACGGCCTTGCAGCTGTTTTGATAAGATAAGCGTCAATTCCTTCAATGGCAAAAATCCATCTATTGTTATATTTTGGTTCAAATTTCCGCGGCAGCATGCTCGCGACGTCTAATGTTTCAGCCATGTGAATATTCTCCTTAGCGTTTTATATAAGTATGCTATAATCTAAAATGTTACTTTAAAAAGCACCACTGTTTTCTAGGTTGATGTCGATTGATATAATTTCAATTGAACGATATGGTTTAACGAAAACTTTACCGCGTACTGTATTGTTTTCAATGTCGGCCTGTGATGTGGTCGTTTCATCGATGACTACTCGATATTGTTCGACTGCGCCGGCGGTTACCAGCTCAGCAAGCAAAGAATCAACCTCTGCAGAGAAGTCAGCTAATACTGAAGGCTGGTTTGGTTCGAACAAGAACTTTTCTGCTTTCTTTCTAGTTGCACGTCGAATATATACCATTAATTTTCTGATATCTAGACGATTTAGAGCAGATTCTCCAAGAAGCAAAGTTTTTTGACCCTGAATAACTACATCACCATCAACTTCCACATCAGTTCCAGAGGGTAACTCTGAATGATTTGGATCGTTATATGATACGATTGGGTTAATTCGGTTAATATAAAGATCCGATACATCAGCTGTCGTAAGATCTACGACTGTGCTCTCTCCAGCAGAGATGCGACCGTTGTCATATCCTGCAGGCGTACCCCATGCACCTTCTCTTCGCTCGGTCTGCGCAAAAGCAGCTAAAGCAACGATCGACGCAGGGGCATCTTCAGCCTCACCGGTAGAGGTAACACCGCCACCAAGGCCTGGACCTAGAGTATTGTTGAAAAACCGAAGACCGACATTTGGATAATAAGCTGCAGCGAAAGAAGAGTCAACGCCTCTGGATGCAAAGCGTTCAATCGTATAGAATGTATTTACTTTTTGACTGTCTTTATCTCCAAACATTATATCATCAGATCCGCCGGCGCCACAGACTTCAACGTCCATAAGATAGATTGCATCAAACCGCTCTTCCATCGACTCGGCCGCATGATTTGTTACAAAGGTTGATCGTTGACCCGGGATACACAGGGCATTGATATCTGTATCCGTTTTCTCGGACAGAATATCGATTGCTTTTCTATATGCCGCAACAGTTGGGCCAAGAAGGCCGCCCTGATTGTCTTTATCAACTTGCTCGTAGTGTGCTGCGTGATGATTCATTGCAACTTTGTTCGAGTTAAATATATCCTGGCCGTCGAAACCACCCTGGAATGGTAGAATAAAATTAGTATAATTCTGAGTGGAGTTAGTTGATTTCAGGTCAGAAGCTTGCAGAAAGCGGAAACCCGAGGTTGATGGATCGACTCCATCCCGAATATAATATGCGTTATGCCAACGCTCGTTATTTGGACGGACTACACTGCTGACTGTTTCGGTTGCAACGTATACTCGTCCAAGAGTAAATTTGTTGAGGTTGAATTTATCTGCATCTAATATACTTCCTTCAGACGAATTTGCAGTGCCAGCGTTGTTACCAACCCACATAGCATTGGTAGCATAACTAGGATAGTATTTGTTAAGCTGTCGAATCAGATCCATTCCGTGCGACCATAGTTTGTCGCCATTTTTAAGTACCTGGGTGCCATCGCCATCGTCACCGGTCAGTGAAACTTTTGTGGTTGTTGCTGCTAGATCACTATACAGGGTGGTTTGTTTTGGCTGATCAAATCTCATTCCCCAGGGCCATACTGACGTCGAATCTTTTCCGTTAACGTTCATTCGTCTGAATGGTACCGGAGGTGTTACCATACCTTGAGCAACATTATGGTGATAAGCACCACCCGTGAATTCACCAAAGGCGATTGGGAAGATTTGAGCAGTGCCGCCGGCAGGGTTTGTAGAAGTAATACCGGTCTGAACAGGTTTCACGCAACCATTTGGTAGAGCCGTGCTCGATCCGGATGTTACTAGGTGATGCATTCCCTGATGACCGAATGGAACAAGGTCTTTATCGAGTAGACCGTTGGCTACGGCGTCTGAAACTTCGACTCTGAAATATCTATTATCGTTTTCGTAGGTACCGGCTAATACAAGCTTTTGTTCATCGACATCGACGTCGAAGTTGTAATACCTATGATAGTCCCCAATAACATTGGCAATATAATTTGAATCATTCGGGTCTAGCGTTAAATTGAAATAGTCTTTACTGTAACTACTGTTGTTGTCTGGATTAAATTGTGTTTCTGTTGTGTCAGCTGTTCCATATCCAGTAACTGTCAAATTGAATTTAGCATATTCATCATCAGAAGTTGGATATCGTATTTCTGAAATTTCACAATAGTATGCGTCTTCAGATCCTTGTCCATCATCTAAAGCGTGTAGACGAAAGAGTTTGTACTCAGTGCCACCGACCGGCTGGGAAATAACCCAAGGAGTGAAAGGAGTTGCAAATCTATCGTTCCAACCTTCATAGTTTGGTCTATAGCCGGATGCCCCATACGTATTATAATCAGCAGATCCTGTGGTTAATATAACGTTATGATAAAAAGTAGCGGCGGTACCGAGCGTTTCTTTTCCGTGTTTTGTGGAAGTATAGTTGTGCACCGGTGAGTTTTCTGTTGGTACAGCGAGAACTGTAGGAACAGGATAATGCGCATACATATAATGACCAAGCTCTTCGAACAGTGCTGGATCTGTATTTAAGCCATCTAAGTGGCCGTTCACAGAGTTGGGGTCAAAATTGGCCGTAACAACACGGTTGGTAGCGTTTTTTAAGCCATTAAAAAGAAGTTTTGCTGTATAATTATCCCCATTTAATGCGCCGACAGACCCGCCTGGGTTTTTACCATGGCCGTTTGAGCCATATGCATATGCTGAACCTGTAAGTGCTGCCGCGCCGTCCTCTCCATGATTCCAACCAGAAACGGTCAATTCAACTCCAGAAGCAACTAAAACAACCGCTCTTAAAATAGGTGCATATATTCCAGAAAGTCCAGCATCTGTAAGGTACGATGAACCTTCAGATTGTGACATAAGGGTTGAAAGGAAGTATAGTCGGCCAGGAGCAGCGGACGTCACTATAGGGTCGCCGGCTGTGGCCGTACTAGAAGAATGACCACCAGAAATATAAGTACCAGTTACTGTTATATCGTAAGTCGATTTCGCAACCGTATCAGCAGTAATGGTAACAGAAGTGGCACCGTCAGCTGTAGCAGAAACGTCATCAAGTTGATTAAGTAAGTAAGCCAAGGCTGCGTAGATGGTCGTGGCAGTTTGTGATCCAGCGATTCCAAGCGAATGGGTGTCTCCCGACAATGTTGGTGTTGCTGTATACACTGCTCCATTTTCAGTGGTAATCGTTAATACCGTTGATCCGCCAACTGCAACGATAATCGTCTGGCCGTGGGTGTCTGGTGAGGCTGGATCGGCGATCACGTTTTTTGCTGCTGTACCAGTGGTTAAAGTGGTTACCTCATTTGCGAAGGGGTTTGCGCCTTTATAACCTACAGTTACGCTTGTAGCATCAGCAGCAAGGGCAGCATCTGCAACGTCTTGAGTTTGCACTTGCTTTTGACCAACTGTAAATCCGGCATTTGTGACAGAGCTATTGGATGAACTTCTTTTTTTACCGTCGCCGACTCCAAGTAATCTAACATATACTAATGATGCATATGCTTGAGCTTC